CTTACGTTGCCTGGGGTATTGACGCCTTCACAGCAAAACAAGCGACTGTAGACGGACAAATGGCAGCAATTAAATTGGCAGCCGCAGCTCAAGCACGTTATGTTGACTCACAAATTATCGTAAAATTGGCAGCGGTAGCGGCTTCATTCATTAACACAGGGTCGGATGTAGACGTTACTTATGCCAACCTTTTAACTATGAGAAAAGCTCTTTTAAAAGCAGATGGTATTCTTTCTAATTGCGTAATTATCGCTTCTCCAGCTCAAGAAGCAGTTCTTATGGGACTTTCTGAGTTCAAGGATGCCGCTGCTTACGGAGCTAACGCTGTAGTTCCAAATGGTGTTATCGGGAAAATTCTTGGTATGCCAGTCTATGTTCACAACGGATTAGCTGATAAACAACTTTTCATGTACGAGAAGTCAGGTGTAGCAATCGGATTCCAAAAACAAGCTGAATACGGAGAGCAATCTTTCCTTGAGCTTGGAGTTGGCGCTAAGAAATGTGCTATCGATCAATACTTCGGACTTGTAGGTCAACAATTAGCACTTAAAGGTGCATCTGCTGGAAAATCTCCACTAGTAGTTGGTCTTAACGATTAATTAGTTTTTAAATAAAGGGTCTCTATGGTTTAATTACTGTAGAGACCTTTTTTATGCCCTCTACATTACTCACTCGGAGAGTTACCAATGAACAAATATTATGATTCACAAGTGCTAACATCCAACACGAATACAACCACTAAAGATGTTTACAATTGCGATCGTTATGCGATCCAAGCAGATTATACAGGAACTTTTTCAGGTTCTTTGAAGTTACAAGTTTCAAATGATGAAGCCGATTCAGTGACAAACTGGGTTGATTTAACAGGTTCAGACATTGCTATTACTTCGGCTGGTTCTTATATTTGGAACGTAAAGCAAGTTGGTTATAGAGCGGTAAGAGTGGTTTACACTTACGTATCTGGATCAGTTACTTTGAGTCTATCTTTCACAGCGAAAGGAGAATAACATGGCATCAGGATATATTGATCTTCCTCTAGAAGGGGTCGGGTCGGTTGTGGATCTAACCACTGAAGTGACTGGAGTTCTGCCAATCGCCAATGGCGGTACTGGATCAGCAACTCAAAACTTTGTGGATTTAACTACTGGTCAAACAGTGGCAGGAATAAAGAACTTCTCCAGTCCTTTATTGGTTACATCAAGCAGTAATGAGTCTTTTGAAGTTGGTCCAAACGGAACAACCAACCCAGTTTTCCAAGTTGATTCCTCTACTGCCTCTCAGGCTACTGGAATAAAGATTACTGGAGCCGCCGCGGCTGGAGCAGCCAAGATTGAAGCAATCTCAAGTGCAGCCAATGAGGACTTAGCCCTTGGATCAAAAGGGGGTGGATCTGTTAAGTTACAAGTTAACGGATTAAACAAATACATAGCCTCTCTATATGCTCACACCTTTACAAGTACGGCATACTTGGGAGCTAACACAGTTAGATTTGGAGTCACTGGAAGTTCTGACACAACTCTAACAGCTTCAGTAGAAGCCCCGAATGCGTATTTCAATTTCGGGCAAACAAGACAACATGCGACCGGGGCACTAACACTTCAAAGAGATTTTAGAATCACACCTTCTACGCATTCATTTGTAGGAGCTTCGACGCTAACAAATTCTTCATCTTTTTCGGTTGACGGTCCAACACTTGGTGGAACTAACGCCACCTTGACCAATTCTTCAGCTATATATGTTCCAACTTCATTAGTAACCAACGTAACTAACTCATACGGAGTAAACGTAGCTGCTACTACTGGTGCAACTAATAACTACGCTGGAGTTTTTACTGGTGGGAACTTAGGCGTAGGAATTGCAACGCCTACTTCATTATTACATGCTTTAGAAAACAACTCAGCCACTGGAAACTCAAACGGAATTACGATTGAGCAATCAGGGACTGGGGACGCGGTTCATCACTTCATGCTTACAGGTGTTCAAAGATACACGATGGGTATCGATAACTCGGACTCAGATAAGTTCAAGATCGGAACCAATGCGGACTTAGGTTCGAATAACTTATTTACAATGACAACTTCAGGGAACGTAGGGATTGGGACAACAGCACCTTCAACCACTCTTGATGTAAATGGACCAATTACTTCAGCTGGAGCAATGACCGCTAATTATCAGGTTCCCTCTATATTTAGTGGTGGGTTTAATGTTTATAAAAGAGGAACGGCTGGAGATGCGACAGCTTCACTAACCTCTGGAACTGAGTTGGGGCATAACTCTTTTTATGGTTGGGATGGTTCAGCCTATGGGCGAGGTGCATTTGTTTTAACTAAAACAACTGAGGCCTGGTCAGGAACAGGGCATGGTAGTTATTATTCCATTTGGACTACACCAACAGGATCTACGACAAATGTTGAACGCATGAGAATTGATCAAAGTGGAAATGTCGGAATAGGTACATCAGCTCCTGGAACACTTATTCACGCAGCAATTACAAATTCAACTGCATATACACCAACTTCTGCGGCACTTGCAATTCCAGCGAATATTTTAACTACAATTGAAAACTTGGATACTACTGACTCAACTGCTGCATTACTTGGCTTTGTATCTAGAAGTGGCGGTGCGGTTAATAGAGCATTTATTGGGAACGTTTCTAATTCTGCCGGAGGTAGTATCGTATTTGGTCATAGAACAGGTATAACTGCCTACGCAGAGAGAATGAGAATTGATTATCTAGGAAACTTGGGGATTGGGACATCTTCTCCAAACGCCAACGCAATTCTTGATGTTGTTTCTACAACTAAAGCATTCATGCCTCCACGTATGACTACGACTCAAAAGAACGCAATTGCATCTCCTACTGCTGGAATGGTTGTTTACGATGCTACCCTTGCTAAGTTGTGTATCTACACAACCGCATGGGAGACGGTGACCAGTTCATGATGATATATAAAATAACAAATATCAAAAATGGAATGATCTATGTAGGGCAAACGAAGCTTACTTTGGCTAAAAGAAAGAGTTCGCATCTAGGAGATAGTAAAAGAAATAGAAAGAGCAGACCTGCTTCAAAAATTTCTATAGCCATAAGAGAATACGGGATAGAAAGTTTCGTGTTTGAAGTTATAGATAATGTTGAAAAAGACGCGGCTGACTCTAAAGAAACTGAATGGATAACGAGACTACAGTCTAATAATCCTTCTTTTGGGTATAATCTCATGAGTGGAAAAAGAGGAAATCATTCCTCTATTTCTAAAGATAAGACATCTAAATCCGTAAATGAGAGCTTAAATTTTATGAAACTGAGGGGTTTGGAACACTGGAACAAAGGAAGAAAACCATCAGAAGAACAAAAGAAGCTCGTTAGTGAGAAATTGAGAGGTGTTCCGTGTCCAAAAAGAGGGCATCTTGGAGATAAAAATCCAATGAAAAATCCTTTAACGGTAGCAAAGATGTTAGAAACTAGAAGAATAAACAGACTGATAAAAAAAGGAGATTTATATGGCAATTAAAAAAAGTGTTGAATTAGAAAATGGTGTAGTAGCTGAATATTGGAGAATCGTAAAGATCTCTATTCTCAACGGAACTCAAAGAGCAGTAGTTGACATGGAGCTATGGAGAGACGCTACAGTTAGAGGCTTAGAAGGAAAGAATCCTGTTAAATCTGCTTGTGAAGCAGTTGAATTAGACTCTTTAAATTGTGATATCTTCCCAGTTTGTTATTCTAAGATTAAACTTTTAGAAAATTTTACAGGAGCAGAAGATGTTTAAGATCAGCGAAGAACAATTAAATAAAGTCCTTAGTCTTTTAGGTGAAATGCCAGCAAAAGTTTCTTTCGAAGTAATCAAAGAATTACTTAGCTTGGAAAAACTAGAGGAAAAAGAAGATGAGATTCTTCCATAATAATACTGAAATAACTAAGAATACGGAGAGGTTAGACGCCTCGACGTATTCTTTAACTTATCTAACTGGCAGCTATATTTATATCGCTAGTGATTTTCCTTTTAATCATCTCTATCTAAAGCTAGGGACGATTAAAAACTTAGTATCTTCTACAGCCATGACCGTAGAATATTACGGCACATCTTGGAACTCAGTGGTGGAATTAAACGATGGTACGTCTGGCTTATCTGCTAGTGGTTTTATTGATTTCACTCCTAATAGAAATTATGGTTGGTCACTTGCCACGGACTCTACTGTTATCGGAATATCTAAAACTCTCTATGATAAGTATTGGACGCGTATTTCATTCAATCAAAACTTAACGGCTTCAATTGATCTATCTTTCTTAGGAATTAAGTTTAGCGATGATGACGATTTATTTTCAGAGTATCCGGTATTTAATGATTCTAACTTTCTTACGGCTTTCAAAGCGGGTAAGACCGATTGGGAAGAGCAAGAAATCAAAGCATCCTCTCTTATAATTGATGATCTTAAAAAGAAGAATGTCATTGTAGCAGCCGAACAAGTCTTAGACCGTAAACGCTTCATTGGAGCGAACACCTGTAAGACGGCTGAGATTATCTTCACTGCATTTGGGAATGATTATTTAGAGCAAAAGAAAGCCGCTAAAGAGGAATATTCAAAGCGATTGGATCTTTCTCAATACAATATAGACCAAGACGCTAATGGAATCTTAACTCCTTCAGAAGTTGTTAGTTCTCAAGGATGGTTATGTCGATAAGCACCGTCTATGATGCTATTATTAATAAAGCAGGAACATTATTTCCTTCTAAGCAACGCTTGCATAATCCTTATGAGCTTTCGGATAATCCAGAATTGATCATGAAAGACTCTTGGGGTCTTAAAGTGGGAAGTGCTGAGAGAATTGATATTGAGTTTTGTAATCTAAGTGTGAAGCGTGAATACGTCTTCATTCTAGTGAGACAATTCGCTACCGTTGGAAACAAAGAAGAGGCTTTTGATACAGTTTCAAAGGCAACTCTAGAAGATCAACAAACATTTATGAATAGTTTCTACTCTCCAAGTGAGATTGGACTTCCAAGCTCAATCGATCAAATTGAAATCAGCAACATCGGCGGCATTGAATTCAACACCGCTGATCAAAAGAAATACCTTTTTTGTGAATTAACATTTAACATTACTCTAAGTGAAGCAGTAATTTAAGGAGAGAATTATATGACAGTAGGATTACAAAGAGCGTCAAGCTTTGCAATTAAAGAAGAGTCTACCGCAGGGACTTATGTTCCACCAGCGGCTGGATCAGACTTCATTCCTCTTCGCCCAGGTAACGAACTCTCTTATGAACCAGAAAACCTAGAAAGCGATGAGCTTTTAAATGATATTGGAGCAGCTAAGTCTTTCGTAGGGAAAGAAACAGTTAAAGGGAAGCACTCTGCTTACTTAAAACATTCAGGTGTTGAAGGTCAAGAAACTGAAGTTGGAATTCTTTATGAATCAATCATGGGGACTAAGACCGTAGCTTCAACTGAATACCCAACTGTATCATCATCTACTACAAGCTTAATTAAAGTTAACACTGGAATTGGAGCTAACTTCATCGTTGGTCAGCCATTGTTGATTAAAAATAGTGCTGGTTATGAGATGAGAAACGTAGCCTCTATCAGTGGTGATGATCTTACTCTTAACTTCAAACTAACTAACGCCCCTGCAAGTGGTGTTTACTTAGGCAAAGCAGTTACTTATTCTCCAGCAGCTACAGGACATCCTACATTTTCAACATCAAAATACATTGGTGGTGGATACGCTAAAGAAGTTTCAGCAGGAAACACTGTAACCGACTTAAGCATTAAAGCCGACGCCAATTCAATGGCAGAAGTTGAGTTCTCTTTTGAAGGGACTAAGTACTACTTCAATCCATTAACAATCACATCTTCAAATAAATATTTGGACTTCACTGATGATCTAGGAACGTATGCAGTAAGTGTTGCAACAGGTATTTATAAAACTCCAGTAGCACTAGCAGACGCTCTAATGGTAGCAATGGAAGCCGTTAATGCTAAGACATACTCAGTAGTTTACTCTAGCACTACAGGTAAGTTCACAATCACATCTAACTCAACTCTTTTGAGCTTATTGGTT